ATTTAGGATTACTTGTTACAGGTACATATACGTGTGCTTCTTGGTTAGGTCGTGAGGGTAGATTGTCAAAGGCAAGTGCTGACATAACTGTTTACAGGGCAGAGACTACAATTGTATTTGAGACAGAGCCTCAAGATGCACAGCCAAACATTTGGTATGAGAATGATTTATCATTTAGTATTAATGCATCGGGTGAGCATACGGGTAATGTGACTAGCCAAGACTTTGCTCTTGGTATCCCTGCTGTTGTAGACACAGAATTTTTTAATTGCTTTGCTTTTGGTAATGGTGTTGAAAGTTATAAGATTCGTGATTCAATCACAGGAAGAGCATTTAACTTAGGCAATAGAGTAACGTCTGTAGCTAATCAAGACTACAGCGAGGTAAATAGATTTGCTGACATTACTTATAGCGGTGTATTTAATAACGAATCAAATGTTAATAAGTTAAATGAATTTAATTTAGGCTTATTAAACTTTAAGAATTTAGAAATATCTTTTGGTCCAATCTATTTACTGGATGCAAGGAAGACTGATATTCTTGTGTTACAAGAAGATAAAATTTCTTATGTATTAGCAGATAAAAATTTATTATCTGATGCTTCGGGGGGTGGCGCATTAACGTCTATTCCTGAAGTATTAGGAACTCAAATTGCTCGTACTGAGAAGTATGGTATTAGCTTTAACCCTGAAAGTTATGTTCAGTGGGGAACAGATAGATACTTTACAGATACTAAGAGAGGTGCCGTTATTCAATTAACGGGAGATGATTCTGCTTCAAGTCAACTAACTGTTGTATCAGAGAGTGGGATGAGGTCTTGGTTTAGAGATTTATTTATTGAATCTTTTAATACTCAAAAGCTCGGAGGATTTGACCCTTATTTAAATGAATATGTATTATCATCTAATGATATAGTAGTACCAAGTAATCCTCAGTGTTTAGATTGTGGTATTACTCAAACATTTGTTTTAACTATAGGAGATGAGATAAATTATTGTGTTGATTTAAGTCAATTAGTAGGTGATGTAATTATATCATACTCAATTGTTGGCGTAGGTACAGTTACAATTAATGCAAATTATAATAATATAATTTATAGTTCAGGAGATATTGGCGGTAGTGGTAGCTTTAATTTTAATAAAGATATTCAAAATATAAGTACGGTTGATATACAAATAATATCAAGTGGAAACGTAACTCTTCAATTAACTGTTAATTGCCCTGCTCAACAAGAATTAAAGATTGTTAATGTAGTAGTAACTAATGATTATCAAGCAGGAGAAACTATTCATACTCAATATAGATACACTAATGGGACTTTTGTTTCTCCATTACAATCTAATTTGGTATCATTTGTTTCAGGTACAGCCAATCCTCTTGTTTCATATTATAATATACTAACGGGTTATGTAGGGTCTGGAGGATTTCCTCCTGCAGGAAGTACAATGACTATTAGTACAAATAAGTATGCAAGTGATACATTTGACTTTGACCCTACAAATAATAAGTTTATGTATTACAGGTCTAATACATTGTATGCTAACAACCCTGTAGATATTCAGATTTTATTGTTTGTTGCAAGTACGGCTGCTCCTAATTTGGGAGGTGGTGCCTATAATTATGCAGACTTTACTGTACCAACTACAGGAGAATACTTATATTTGATTTGGGATTTTAGAGATTCAGTTTCTGTACCTTTGTGTTACGATGAAAATGACAACATCACTACTATTTGTTGTGATTGCGAATTGCCTTGTCGTACATTTAATCCTGAAGGGTTAGAAACACCAAGTGCTGAATTTCAATGGATTGATTGCAATGGAGACAGTCAAAATTTAACAATAACAGGAGATACTCCATTACCATATAATACTATATGTGTATTAAAACCTTATACTCCATTTTTAATTAGTGGTATTATAGGATTTGATTTATTAGGTGATTGCAGTCTTTAAAAAATAAAATTATGCCGATTACAACAAATTACTACTTAAACGGACCAACATTATCAACAGCGACTGCGGTCTTTACGGACGCAACATTACTTACTTGTGCCTCTGATGGATATTATTCAGATACTATTGTTAGAAGAAGGCAAGTAGGTTGCGTATTACAAGTAGCGCAAACTTGCCCAAGTTGTTGTATTTTTTCATTTACTACAACTACATCAGCTCAAGAAAATTCAAATACAGCGTGCGCACAACCAATAGATAATACATACTACTATCAGCCTGTTGACTGTATAGATGATGGTATTGCCGCAGGAGACCCTGTATTTTATGATATTACAGCAAGTATCCCATTAGATAATGGTTGGTATTCTATACCTACAATTGACCCTGAGTGCCCTATGTCATATCAAGTAGTCTCAGGAGTTGTAACAGAATTTCTAAGTTGCTGTGCTCTTATAGCATACGTTTCAAGTACAGAACCACAACCAAATTCTGAAGGCGTTTGTGGGCAAGAAATGCCAACTACTTATTATACAAACTCAGTAACACCGGGATTAATAGTAGGAGATGCAGTATATCAAGATAGTGGAGGAGCAAGTGTTTTAGCTGATGGTTGGTATATTACAATTTCAGAAATTCCCGAATGCCCATTAGCATATGAAGTGTTAGCCGGTGTAATTATTAATACGTTTAATTGTTGTAGTTAATATTAAATAGATGGAATATACATTAACATATAGTGAATCGGCTAAAGGATGGGTATCATTTTACTCATTCCAACCTGATTGGATGATTGGGATGAACAATTACTTCTATACATTTAAAGGAGGTAATTTGTATCGTCATAACGTCAATGCGGTTAGGAATAATTTCTACGGGAACCAATATTTTTCACAACTAACAAGTGTATTTAATGATGCTCCTCTTGAGAATAAATTATTTAAGACTTTAAACTTAGAGGGTGACGACGCTTGGGCTGCAACTTTAACTACTGACATTCAAACCACAGGGTTTGTTGATTATAGTTGGTTTTCTAAGAAGGAGCAGTCTTATTTTGCATTTGTCAGAAACTCAGGAACGGTGCCGGCATCGCCAGACCAATACCCATTAAGGTCATTAAATGGTATAGGTAGAAGCATTGCAGTTTCAGGTCCTAATACAGCACAAGTAATATTTTTCTCTATGAACCCATTAGTAGTTATAGGAAGCATTATTAGCATAGGCGACTACGTGTACTATGCAATACCTCCTTCAACTGCGTTGGTGCTTGCAGGGCAAGTAACTAATATTGAAGTAAACTATGTTCTTCCTCCTTTTGGTGTTAATAGGTTAACTATTGACTCTACAATTGCAGGGGCAGTCTATCCTATACCATCTCAAACAGCTTATTTCTTATACATTAAGAACTCGGTGGCTGAATCTCACGGAGTATTGGGTCACTACTGCACATTCACCCTTCAGAATACTAATACCGACAAGGTAGAATTATTTGCTGCAGAGGCGGATATTATGAAAAGTTATCCATAAAAACTTTATCTTTGTAGTAATATGGTATTTACTATACGACCTTTAAATACAAACGATTACGAGGACATTCTTATAGGATGGTGGAGAGATTGGGGGTTTGAACCTCCTGCAAAAGACTTTTTACCAAGTGAGGGGACGGGTGGTATTATGGTATTAGATGGAGATGTACCAATTTGTGCGGGCTTTATGTACGCAACAAACTCTAAAATAGTTTGGATAAATTGGATTATATCAAACAAGCAATATAGAAAGAAACCATATAGAAAGCAGGCTATTAATATTCTACTTGAGACGCTTACTAATAGTAGCAAAGAGGCAGGTTATAAATATGGTTATGCTGTAATCCAAAATAATGGTTTAGTGGAAACATATAAACAACTTGGATATATTGAGGGTCATAAACATACGTGTGAATTAGTAAAAATATTATAACAATGGGAATAGGAATTGGAACCGCATTAGTAATTGGAGCAGTAACTTCTACAGCAGGGTCAGCAGGAGTATCATTTGCTCAGGCAGGCAAACAAAGAAGACTTCAACAGCAAGCAGAAGAAGAAGCAGCAAAAGCATTAGCAGAAGCTCGCAAGAAACTTGACGTTAATTACTATGCAAGTTTAGGTATTAACAAAGAACCATACGAATTAGAGCGTGAGGCTTTAGTTTCTGCGGGTGCACAGGCTATTCAAGCAGGACAAGAAAGCGAAAGAGGAGCGGCTGCTACGGCAGGTCGTATTCAGATGGCGCAACAGCAAGGGCAAAGAGAAATAGCGGGAGCTATGGGAACTGAGATGTTAAATCTTGATAAATTAACCGCAGCAGAAAGTTCAAGATTAGCACAAGAACAATCAAAATTATATTTAAGTGAAGCTGAGGGTGCTCAACTTGCAGCTCGTGATGCTCAACAGGCGGCTACTGCATTTACTACAGCAGGAGTTAAAGGTATAGCAGATACAGCAACTCAAGCTATATCATCTTTAGTTCCTTTATATCCAAATACAGGCGTAGATGTAACAGCAAGTGCAGGAGGAACAGTACCTGCAACTTCAAATCAAACATTTCAAGGTACACCATTTGCTGCACCTTCAGCATTAGGCTTAGGACAGATTGCGCCACAAGCAACAAGAGCTGTTATGCCTCAAAGTAATCTAGCACAAGCTAATATAGCAAGTCAATTTAAAAATACACCGTTTGGAACTGCTATGCCATTTGGTGGGGCTCAAGGAGCAAGTCCATTAAATGCATTTAATAATCCTGCATTAGGCGGCTTAACAAAAACCCAATTAGGGGCAATGAGTAGAGGAGAATTGTTAAAGTTATTAGGAGGTATATAATTATATGGCAACATATTATAAATACGCAGAACGTCAGGAAGATGCATACGTAGATTGGAGTGCAATTGGTAAAGAGGTTTCTGATTCATTATTAAAAGAGAAAAAATTTAGAGAAGATACAAAAGCCAAGATTGATGAGGATACTCGTCAACTTGGTGTTAAGATTGATAATGCTCCTCAAGGTCAATTCCAAGATGGTAATAAGTTTACCTTACAATATGCATCTGATGCACAGCAAGCGCGTTTATTGCAAGATAAATTATTAAGGTCAGGACAGTTAAGTTTAAAAGATTATACTGTACAACGTCAAAATCTTAATGATGGAACAAGTCAAGTATTTGACCTTTCAAAATTATACCAAGAAAACTACAAATCAAGAATGGAGCGTGTTCAAAAAGGAGAACTCCAAGCTATGAATATTGCTAATCTTTCTTCAGTAGAAGGATTTGCTGATTTTTCAAAAACACAAGCAGTTATTAATGCCAAGGACGGTACAGTAAATCTTGCAAGTTTAGAGATTGACCCCACTACAGGTCTTAAAAAAGTAACTAATAATATTGTCCCTGTTAGTGTGCTTAGAGGTAAAATCCTTGCAGAAATTCCTACTTTTAAAGTAGAAGAAGCAATGAATAAAACCAAAGCAAGTTTAGGCACAAGAGTTGAGTCTTTATATAAAGCTGCTACTATAACAGGTGCAGGAACTATTACTCAATTAACGGGTGTAGGTGCTATTGGTAGATACCCACAATATGCAGGAGTAATTAAAGATTTTAATAATGCATTAGATAATCAAGTAGCTTCTTGGTTTTCTAACCCATATAACTTATCTTCAGTATTAACTGAAAATACAGGTAACTATAGTTCTGAGTCTTTTACTTACGATAAAGAAGAAGCTAAAGCTGACTCAAGTAAGATTTTATTAAAGATTAATACGTCTACTCAATTACCTACATTAGATGAGAGTGGTGCAAATTATGCTGCTCAAAAGAAAGAAGCTGAGCAGTGGGTTAAGAGTTCTTTATTAGCTAAACTTGATTCAGAGGTTAAGATGACTACTACTGCTCAAACAGGAGAGTTAAGCACTGAAGGTACAAAATATCGTGCTGATAAAGCTGAAAAAGAAAAAGACGCAATTAACTTTGGTGAGCAATTAGCAAACTTAGTTTCAGGTGACGCAAATAAAGCTGATGCTGCTGTTAAATACTTTGCAGGTTTAGGTATAGATTTAAGAAGAGGTACAACACAAATTGAAGTTTCAGATAAAAGTGGTAATTTTATTCCATATGCTTATGGTAATAAATCTTCTCAAGAATTAGAAAAGGCAATTGTATCAGCGTTAAATGTTAATGGTTTACCTGAAGATTTAATCTTAAAAAATGCTGCAAGAGTTAGTAAAGGAAGAAATGTTAATACAAAAGATTCATTTGAAGGCATAACTCGAAAAGAAAAACCTGTAGAAGTAGATATTCCTCTTGAGGTGTTTACTACAGGTGATTTTTTTGGTAATGATACAAAATCAATAGATTTAATACAAACTAAATTACCACAAGGATTCTCTGTAAAAGAAGGTTCAGGTAAAAATGATATTGATATTGTTGCCCCAAGCGGTGCAATAAAAACTTATAATTCAAGATTAGATAAAGATGATGCAGCTGCAGCAAAAAAAGTAATCGAAGATTTTATAAAGAAAAACATTGGTAGTTCTACTCAAGGTGTAGGTGGTAAGTATAATTAATAATATAATTAAAATATGAACGAGCAAGCAATACAAGATTCTTATAATTTATTTGTACAACAAGGTTACAAAAAAAGTATTGATGATTTTAAGCAATTAATCTCTACCAATCCTGATGCCTTAAATGATTCTTTTGATTTATTCCAAAAAGAAGGATACAATAAAAGTATAGAAGACTATAAGAACCTTATGGGAGTTGGGGCTCAACCGACATTAAAAAAAAAAGAACCAACCACTACGGAATCTTCTTTGGCAGGTACTTCTTCGGGCTTATCGTCAGAGCAGAATCTTAATCCATTTGCAAAGAATACCGTTGGTATTCCTCAACCTGAACCTACAAAAACAGTAGCCCCTCAGCAAGCTATTAAACCAATGGCAGAGGCTACCTCTGTCCCTGCTATTGATGTGACAGAAAAAGCACCAATGGTTCCTGCTATTGATGTAGAAACTCAAAAGTTAATTACTGATGAAAAGAATATATCTACAATAGCTGAAGATGACGATTGGTATTCTGATAAATTAAAAACGGTTAGTTTTTTAGCTGATAAAATTCAATACTTAAATCCTACAGCTGCTGCAGTTTTCCCCGCTACAACAAAAGGTGCTGTTAAATTTCTTGATAATACATTTAGAGCAATAGACCAAGGGCAAAGGCAAGGGTCTATTGTTGCCCCTGCTACAACTATGGAAGCATTGGGTAAAAATACTTCTTCAGAAACAATTCAAAAATATATTAGAGCCACCAAAGACGTAGAAAGATTTGGACCTTCTAAAGATATGCAAGCATTTTCAAAAACATATCAAGATGAAGGTGAAAGCACTTTTGGTGTAATAAAAGGTTTAGTTGAAAACCCACAGGTTTTACCTGAACTTGTAATAAGTTCAATGAGTACAATGGCTAATCTTTCAACAGTAGCTGCGGGTGCAGCTGTTGTTGGTGGTGCCGCTACGGCAGGATTTGTAGGTGGAGCAGGGGTAGGAGCGATACCTGCGGCTTTAGCTTCTATGCCTTATGCAATGGGTACAATGAGTGCTGTTCTTGAGAATGGTCTTACTTTTGGAGAATTACTACAAGAAGAATTAACAAAAAGAAATTTACCATTTACTGAAGAAGGCGTAAGAAAAGTATTAGAAGATGAAAAGGCGTTGTCTTCTATTAGAATCCGTTCTATATCAAGAGGTGCAATTATTGGTGTGATTGATGGTTTAACAGCTCGTGTAGCAGGTAAGGTTGGTGCTAAGTTATTAGGAAACACTGCCGCTTCTAAAATTAAGGCGGGTGGTGCAGCAGTTGGTATTGAAATGGTAGGTGGGTCAGGGGGTGAGGCTTCAGCAAGAGCTGCAATTGGTCAAAAGATGGACAAAGCAGAAATAATTCTTGAAGGTATATCTGAAGGACCTATGGCTATTCCATCTTTATATACAGAGGTTTTAAAAAGACCAACATTTAAGATTAATGGTGAGGCTGTAACAGAGCAAACCGTAAAAGATATTGTAGAGAATGCTAATGGAGCTGAGCTTGCTACTATTAAGTTTGAGATTAAAAATGATAATGTTGGATACAACAAAATCATCCAAGATAAAGTAGTTACAAATTCAATTAAGGAAGACGTTAGAAAAGCTAATCCTAATTTAAACGAGACAAGTTTAAATGCTATTACTGAATTAGAGAAACAATTACAAGACCTTGAAGGTAATAAAACCCAAACAGGTAAAGATAAATCTGCGGCTTTAAGACAAGAGATTAAAAATATTCAAGAGAATCAATTACAAGAAGAAGTAAAAGCTGAAGTTGTAATTGAAGAAAAACCAAAAGAGTATATTTATTATGAAAAAGATGGTAAATACTTTAAAAAACTTGGTCAAGATGGAGAAGAGCAGGGTATTACAAAGACTACTTATAATTTTGAAACTAAAAAAATAGCAGAAAAAGCTGCATTAGAAACAACTAAACCTAAAGAAGATGCCATTCAAGAACCAAGCACAGATGAAAGCCTGCTACGCGGCAAACAGCCCAAAGTGGGATTGCCAAAAATGGGCGAAGGAAACGTCCAACCTAAAGGAACTACCACAGGGACCACAGAAGTCGTTAATGCGCAACCGAAAAAAGAAGTAGATGATAGACCTATTGCTGAAAGACAAGCCGAAGCTGAATCAAAAATAAAATTAACAGATGTTTTTGAGGGAGCTGGAGAATATTCTAAATTAGGAGGAAGTGATAGAGCAGCTGTTCCTGTATCTCATTCTGAAAATAATGGGATTGAAATTTTAGAATATGCACACCCTAAAACAGGGAGTATAGATTTAGTTGTTACAGCTAAGTCTGATAATGATTTTGTAAGTTTTTACCGTATCTATGAAAATGGTAAAGCTACAAATAAATGGAGTTCTAAGTTTGAAAATCAATCAAGAAATAAAGAAGATTTTAAAACAATGATTTCAAGCGTTCAATCATTGCTACCTGAAGGACACGAGTATACTGAAACAACAAGCATATCTACCGATGGATTAAGAGTATGGAATCAACAATTAAATAGAGGGTATGAATTACAATATGATAAAAATGGTAATTTAATTACTGAAAAAGTTGCTATAAATGGTGATGCTATTGTTAATAATTTAGATATAGAAGTTAATAAAGGAAATTTTGATAATATAAAAGTAAAATCAGAAGAAGAATTTCAAAAAGTTAAAGAAAGACTATTACCTTATTTAAATAAAATAGGATTAAATGAGGAAAATGTATATTTTACTGAAGGAACAGTAAAAATAGATTTACCTGTATTAAAAAAACAATCCCCAGTAACTACCGAAGGGACCACAGAAGTCACTCCTGCGCAACCGCAAGAAGAAGTAAAAGCAAAAACTGAATTATTTTTTGATGATGCAGATGTTATTTTTCCAAATGATGATATTAGAGGCGGGTATGCTGTAACTAATGAAGATGGGAAACAAATAGGCAGAGTAAAAATGTCTAAGGTTGATGATAATATTGTAAAGATAGACGAAGTTGTTAGTGAACAAAGAGGAGAAAGAACAGGAAACGGTTCTGCAATAATGAAAATGGTTACAGATAATGCAGATAAAAATAATGTAACACTTACACTTACACCAAATCTTATAGGCGATTTAAAAGCTAAAGGGTTTGAAACTCCTAAACAATTACAAAATTTTTATGAAAAATTTGGGTTTGTAAAAGATTCAGGTCGTGCTACTATGACAAGAAATCCTATTTCACAACCTACTACTGAAGTGTCTTCAAAGACACCTGAACAGGAAGTAACTGAACTAAAGGGATTGTTTGGTAAAAAAGAAGCGACTACTGATAGTGGTATTTCTGTATCTGACAAGACTACTGTAAATAATATTAAGACAAAATTAGCTGACAAGGCAAAGACTAAAATTATTGAGTCGGCTCAGAGAGGTCTTACGACCTTGAGGTCTGTGCTTCCAAATTTTGATATTGTTATCCACGAAAACGAAGGTAGTTATAATGCCGCAATGGAAAAATTGGGAGCTACTCAAGGTTCAAAAGGAAATTTTCAAGCGTATGAAACCGCTGATGGTGGTTATTCGGGTCGTATTGATATTAACTTGGATAGGGCTGACGGAAGAACGGTAGCACACGAGATTTTTCACGGTGTAATGCTAAAGGCATTTGGTGAGAATCCTAAGTTATTTAAAGCATTTAAAGATAGAATTTCTAAAGTATTAAAGGATAGCACTAATAAACAATTAATTGAATTTGCTAATCTATACGAGGGTGATGTAACGTACGAGGAATATCTTGCGGAGTTAGGTGGTATATTAGAACAACAAGAAGAAACTATATCTCCAAGCACACTACAAAAAATTGCAGCAATCATTAATGAGTTTGTTGCAAAGATTACTAATGGCGCATTAAAACCATTTGAAGATATAAAGAACACTAAAGATATTGTTGATTTCTTTAATACCATATCTGAATCAATCCGTAAGGGTGAGGAGATAACTATTACTGAAAAATCAAATGTTGTAAAAAAAGCACAAGCATCTAAGTCACAGGTTGACAATAGAAGCAAGGCTATCGCTGTGGCTAATACTATGGGGATGAATGACAAAGGGTTCTTTAAAAGGGATTCTAATCCATCTCAGCTGAATAATATGCTACGTCAATATGGTTATGGTGTAAAACAAGCAAAAGTAACACCTGATGGATTTGGTGGAGGATATTACTTAGTTGATGAGCAAGGTAGAAAAGCTATCAAGACTCCTATTTCTAAGGCACAAAAAATAAATTTAAGAGATTATAAAACAAAAGAAGTAAAAGGCGAAGAATTAAAGGTAGGCGATATTTATGTTAGAGATATATTTGGGGAAAGATTTGTATATAAACTTCTTGAAATACCAAAAGTAGATTGGGTAAAAGGAAATTTTTTTAATGCAGATGTAGAAATTTTACATATTGGAACTTGGAATAATGAAAATGCAAAAAAATATGGTATAAGAGAAAAAAATATAGGAGATAAAACCTTAGATAGATTTAAGTCACCAAGAGCAAATCTTCGTAAATTTGGTAAATTAAAACTTATAGAAAATTGGGATGAAGTTAATTCTACTCCTATTTCTAAGGCACAATTACCTATGGTATTTGAACCTAAAGATGGTTTACCTTATAAGAGTGAAGTTAAAGGTAATTACCCAATAGAAAATAAAAATGTTAAAGAGGGTGACGTAAAAACTTTAGAAGAAGTTTGGAGTCAAGTAAAAGATATTAAATTCTCAGGTGATACCAAAATAAAAAGTCACGCAGACGTAGCGTTTGTAATGAAGACACTGGAAAGTAAAGGTGTTGAGCACGCGTTTGCGGTTCATATTGACGAAAAAGGTACTGCTCATATACAATTTTTAGGGATAGGTGGAGTTACAGCTGCCCAAGTTGATGCAAGGATTGTAACAACAGGAGCAAAAAGATATAAAGCTAAAAAAACATATTTAATTCACAACCATCCATCAGGTAATTTAAAACCAAGTGGCGCAGATTTTAGATTAACCGAAAGGATTCAAGAAGGATTTAAAGGATTAGGAATAGAATTAGAGCATATTATAATTGATACTTACAAAGAACAATATACCGTATTAAAACAAGGCGATACATTTGAAAGTTTTCAAAGAGCTAAAGAAGCAACAGGTAAAGAAAAACCTTATAAGGTAGAGAAAATGGATTCTAATAAGGTACTAAGTAAACCTATTGGAAGAGTATTTAGTGCTGATGATGTTGTTGAGAAGATACAGCAAATGAGATTTTCTGCATTACCTAAAAAGGGTATTTTTATTTTAAACTCAGCAAATGATATTATTGCCAATATAATGGTAGATAATTTTGAGTTTAAAACTATTGTTGATGCAATGATAGATACACCAACAGCAGTAAGTATAATTGCTTATGGTAACTCTGATACTGCAACAGAAAAATCTATAATAAAAGATTTAAGAAATGAATTAGCATTATTAGAAGTTAGACTACTTGACTTTGTACAAACATCAAGTAATACAGAAGGTATTATTGATTACTATAAAAGTTGGGAAAGCGAAGGATTTTTAGAGGAAGTACAATCAAAGTACGAAACTAATTCTGTGGTGGTTTCTAAAGCACAAAAGGTGCAGCAAGAGGTGGAGCAAATGCAACAAAGTATCCCTGTTCCTATTTCTAAGGCTCAGAAGGGATTAATAAACCTTACCGAGAATGATGTACTTAAATACAAGAGAGTTGGTATAGACGACAAGAGAACTGCTCAGGCAATGAACCAAATTGGTTTATCGGGAGTGAAGTTTACTAAGGAAGAGGTAGATAAAAAGATAACCGAAGAGTTTAACAAACTTATAAAGGATGCTGATAATTATATAATTAACGAAGATAGTCCTGCAATTACGCAAGCTATCAAAGCCGAGATTACTACATTAGAAGACGAAGGTGCATCTTTAAGTAGGATAGAAAGCGCTAAGTCTGCTCTTGATGAAAACTCTCCTATGAGAGCTAATTTTATCTCACAGTACGCAAAAGCACAAGAAGAAACATTAAGCCAATGGAAGAGTTATTTAAACCAATCTGATTACAGTGATGCATTTAAATATATAATCTTAGATGCTGTGCTTACTAATAACTACGACCTTAAAACGGGAGCATACACTAAGAGAAGTAATAAAACAATTAGAAACTTTACGCCATTTGATGCAGGTACGCTTGCATCTATCTATGATAGTGAGAGTAAGGCTCTATTAAAAGATTACGTAGAAGTACAAAGCAATAATATAAATAATATTGTTGGTGCTAATTCTATGGTATCAACTAAAGAAGGGAAGTGGTTGAAGTTTGACGGTGGAGAAAATGCAAAAGATATAACTGGTACGGCAAATAAATTATCTCAATTAGTACAAAATACTTATTGGTGTACAAAAACAAATGCACTAAGCCAACTAAGAGGTGGTGACTTTTATGTTTATGTTACAGATGATAAAAATGGAGAATATGTTCCAAGAATTGCTGTAAGAATGGAAGGTGATAAGGTTGGTGAGGTAAGAGGTAATGCTTCTTCTAAGCAAGACTTAGAACCTGATATGCTACCTGTTGCTGATAAATTCTTAAAAGAAAGTATACCAAACGATAGCGGTAAAAAATGGTTAGACGCTATTGCTTACAATAATAAAGTAAAAGACTTTACTAAGAAGATTGAAAATAATAGTATATCTAAGAATGATATATTAGAATATTTAGATATAATAAAAGATGCTAAAAAATATTCTGTTGATTACGGTGAAAACGGTTTAGTAAGTATATTAAAAGAAACTTTTGATAAAAAAATTGAACAAGATAATTTTACTGAAGATTTAAAAGGGAAAGTAGCAAAAAATTCAATTAATATTAATGAAAATACCGAAATATTTTTTGGTAGTTTAAGCGCTTCATTTGATGATTTATCAAAAGTTAAAAACTTAAAACTTATTACAGGTTATTTAGATTTTGAAGAATCTGAAATTAAATCATTAGGTAATTTAGAAGTTATTGGTGGTGATGCAAATTTTAAAAATTCTGACTTAGAAGACTTGGGTAATTTAAAAAGCATTGGAGGTAATGTAGATTTTAGAAATTCAAATATTAAAAACTTAGATAATTTAGAATTTATTGGTGGGAATGCAGGTTTTGAAAATTCTAGAGTAAAAGATTTAGGGAAATTAAAAACTATTGGTGCTAGTGCAGATTTTGAAGGTTCTATAATTGAAGACTTAGGTAATTTAGAAACTATTGGTAAACGTGGATATTTTAGAAACTCTAAAGTTGAAAATTTAGGTAATTTAAAAACTATTGGTGGTGGTGCTGATTTTGGATATTCAAATATTGAAAACTTAAATAATTTAGAATTTATTGGTGGGAATGCTGAGTTTGTAAATTCTAGAGTAAAAGAATTAGGTAATTTAAAAAGAATTGTATATAATGCTGATTTTGCAGATTCTAATATTAAATCATTAGGCAATTTAGAGACTATTGGACGTAATGCTAATTTTTTTAATTCTAAAGTTGAAAATTTAGGTAATTTAAAAACTATTGGTGGTGATGCTGATTTTGGATATTCAAATATTGAAAACTTAAATAATTTAAAAAGTATTGTAGGTTCTGCTGATTTTGGATATTCTAATGTTAAATCATTAGGCAATTTAGAGACTATTGGGGGAAGTGGTGAATTTATAAATTCTAATGTAGAAGATTTAGGAAATTTAAAAACTATTGGTGGGTCTGCTGATTTTAGAAAGTCTAAAATTAAAAATTTAGGCAATTTAGAAAGCGTTGGAGAAGAACTTTATATTGTAAATTCTGAAATTAAAGACTTAGGAAAATTAAAATTTATAGGAGGACCTTTATATAGTGATAATCCTGTATTAAATGCACAAGCTCTTGATATTAAAGAAAAACAATCACCTATATCAAAGGCTCAATTAACAGACTCAACCACTAAGGTAGTTAAAGAGGCGAGAGCACAAGGATTTTCTGAGGAAGCTATTAAATTATTCTTAGAGGGTGAAGGTATACCTGCAGCCGAGATTAAAAGTGCTATGGCTCCTGAGACTCCTGCATCTGCAAGAGTAAAAATCTCTGAGAAGTTATCTGTAGGGTTTGATAGGATGATGGGTGAAGTTGAGGGTATTATAGAGAAGTCTAAGAAACGTAATGTAGACCAAGCAAAGATAACTGAGAACGTAATTAGTTACGTGATGGGGTCTAAGGTTTACGAGAATGCCACAGACGTACAACGCGAAAAAATTATCCGCGATATTAAGACTAAATTTGGTATCAACCTAAAGTCTGCGCCAAGCGTAGCGAAGTTATTTGGTACACTAAAAGATGTTAAGAAGTTTACGCTAACCGAGAAGCAGCTTTATATTAAGCGACTTAAAGACCTACAAGAGGGAGCAAAGACAGCAGTAGCAGCTACAAAAAAAGCAGCTATATTAATGGCTCAAGAGATTAAAGCGCTTGTGAAGTCGGGTAATATTACAGCAAGACAGGGAGGTTTTATTATAAGCAAGTTTGCTAAAGTAAATATGTTAAGCCCTACATCTGTATCAAGATTTGTTGACTATATGGGTAAGGTATTTGCAGATGCAGAGTACGGTGCTCAGTTAAAAACAGCAAGTGGTCTTAAAGCAGATATTAAAAAACTATCTAAGAATAAAGATAAGAATGCAGATTTTAGAAAGTTAGCGGAAGAGTTTATAAATATTGACCCATCAATGGTGGAGGATATTTATGCGTATAATGAGATGGCTTCTCAAATTAAGAGTTCTGTAAAGGGTTCTACTTTAAGAGGAGAGAAAGTTAAATTCTCTGACGTTGTAAGTATTCAAGATGCCACAAGATATATTAGTGATACGTTAAGAGTTCAAGATAAAAAAATATTAGAAGAGCAAAGAGCAGAGATACAGGAGTTGATGGATATTGATGCATCAGATATGACTCCTGAACAATTAAGGATTTTATTAGAAGGCGAAGGCGAAGCTAAAGTAACAAAGTATAACGAGTCAATTGTAAGAAGTCTTTTAGATAAAGCATTTAAGGCTTACTCAGGAGTAATAAATGAGATATTAAAGACAAATTACGATGCATTCTATACAGGAGAAAAAGTTGAGCTGACTAAAAACCAAAAAACTTTAATAAAGCAATTTATGGATATGGACCTAAGTATTCTTACTCCTAAAGAATCTCTTCAAGCTGTAGATGCTCTTGCTAACTTTATTCAAAACCAATCTACTGCAAAAATGCAGACGGTTGTTTCTGACTATACTGGTAGATTAAACGCGCGTAAATTAGCGAAATCAGGTATTAAGGCTCAACCTTTAATGAAGTATTTTTCAAAAGGATTTGGTAGATTCTTAGCAGAACAAACTACAACGCTCCCTATCCTATTTGAAAAAATGTTCAAAGGGTTTAATAGGTCGGGTGAGGTACAGGATATGATGGGTGTTACCAATCTTATTAATGGTAAATCTAATGCTCAAACTAAATCAAATATTATTGTTAATAACTACGTAAAGCAGTTCTTTAACAAAAAAGCTAATGGTGAGGCGTTTAATACCGAATATAATAACGTAGAAAGAAATATGTCTTCATTTATGATGAGGAATGTTATTGGTACTGAGCAGGAAATGAAAAGTGAGTTCAACAGAAGAAAGAATTTACTTGAAGAATCTATTGAAGTTTTATCTAAAGGTAACGACGTAGAAAAACAAAAGGGTAAGTTATATCAAAAGGCATACGATAAGATTTTAGCAGATACTAATAATATCCAAGAAATAAAAAACAAAACCGACAAGACTAACTTAGAGGCTATTGATTTTTGGATGAACGAGTGGGCTAATATATACCAAGAGTTATCTGACGTATCTGAGAATATATATAATAAAATATTAGAAAAAGATATTAATTATAGTAGCCCTGATAGATTTGCAAAGATAAGTTCTGATACAGGCGAAGTTGATTTAGCAAACGATGAATCTGCATTTCATAATAATAATGGTACAATCTATAAAAAAGAAACAGGCGTATTAATGAAGGCAACTAAGCCTGAAACTTTACCTACCAATAAAAAGAATGGTAAGCCTACATCTTATATTGAGCTATCTTTTGATAAGAACAATTCAAATGCAATGTACGATGCTCTTGTTGATATAAAAACTGCAGCACCTATCAGACAAATAGAGGCATTTGAAAACTCAGAAGATTTTGAAAAGATTGTACCTACAGCTGACGATGCTAAAATATTAAAAGATAGGATACAATTATATATAAGGAACATTAGAAATAAAAACCCTTATACAGACGACCAATTCTCTAAGGCTGTTAGAAGATTAAATAGACTTGCAGCTTTTGGTGTAGGTCAGGCTTTAGGTGGTGTTACGCAACCTATCAAGCAGACGGTATCCGTTGGTACAAACACATTAATTAATGCGGGTAGTTTAGATGTGATGGGTGCATTTGATGCGGCTAAACAAAAGTTTATAAGCGAGTCGGGTTACGGAATTGCAAATAGAGGTGTTGAATCTCAAGCCCAAATTGAATCTCTTAATAAATTAATTGATATTGCATCTAAAGGTAATTTTGATAAGACAATAAAAACTATTGAAAAAGTAAATCAAGAATACTTAGAATTATTTTTAGTTAACCCTGATGTATTTATAGCAAGAGCATCTTGGATGACTTATTACGAAAAGTCTTTAAAGGAGCAAGGAGTAGATACAAAGGGGATTGATTATAATACTCACGAGTTAAATGAGAAGGCGGCAAACTACGCTCAGCGTATGGTTGACAGACAGCAGAATATATCTGATGTAGATTTATCAGGTAAATTATTTGCAAGTAAGGAATCGGCTAATCAAGTTCTTGTGAAAATGTTAATGCCATTTGCAAGTTTTAGAATGAATCAATCGGCAAGATTAGGTGCGGACCTTGCAACATTATCCGACAAGACTGCAACTGCAGAAGATAAAAAAATTGCAGCAAAATCTGTTGCAGGTTTTGGAGTCGAGTTAGCTACATTTAAAATGATTAGTGCAGGTATCGCTATTACATTAGGTACATTAACTAAGATGGGAATGGGAGAAGATGAGGACGAGGAAGAAAAAGATAAGCGTATGAATGATATAATCAAGGGTCAGTGGACTGGTACGATTACGGATATTATATCTCCGCTTCCTATTGTAGATAAACCAATTCAAGCAGCAGTAGAAACAGTTTCCACTTTATTAGAAGAAGGAACAGGTTTACCTGTATCTACTTTTGGTGTAAGAAAATCTGATTGGACCTCTAACTTGGGGACGTTTGGTATATCAGCGCAAAGAGCTACGGAGCTTTATGATATGACTAAGTTAGCGGCAACAGGAGAGTACACTGATGACTTTAATAAGAAACACACCATCTCAAGTGAAAGACAAGAACAAATAACATATTTATTGCCATTTGCAATGTTATCAAATATGGGTCTTGCTCCTTCGGAGGTAAACACGGTGGTTAAGAATGCTGTTAAGTATGCTAAGAAGAATACAAAGTCGACTGCTGAGAAAGCTCAGGCTAAAGAAAATAAAGAGGAGAGAGAGTCTAATAAGCAAGAAAAAATTAACGCACTTAAAAGTATCATCGAGGAATCTAATGATGAAGCCATCATTAAACAGGCACGAGAAAAGATTGATGAGGTAGATGCTGATAGCGAAGAGAAAAAAGCAATTAAGCAAGAGAACGCTCAAGAAAAGCAAGCAAAGAAAAAGTTATTGGTAGACCCTGATACGGGTGAGGAGTACGACAGCGAGTCAGACCTAAAAAGATACAATAAAGATTTGTGGGAACAAAATTTTGGTGAGGGGTCTGATTGGTATGAGAGTCACAAGGAAGAAAAAGAGGTAGAGAGTCTTCTTAGAAAGAAAGTTCAACAGATGAAGGACGAGAAGATGAATTATACAGGTAGAAACTCTGACGGAAGCGTAAAAAGATTTGGGGCAAGCGGAACAAAGAAAACTCAAAGGTTTGGAGCAAGCGGTAAGGGTAAAACTAAAAGATTTGGTTCTTAGGTAAAGCGTATATACTTTAAAGACTTCTGCTTATCAAAGTAAGCCATCAACTCTGAATTATTGGGCGTACCTGCACTTGGGGTGCGCCCATCAAAACTTATAGTTCCGTTAAGATGCTCAATCCTACCATAAATAATACCATCCTCACAACACCATATAAGTGTTGGGTTTAGTCGCTTATCAATCAGCTTAATCATTTTCTTTACTGGAACAATTAATGGGTAAGCCATTCTCATTGAGCGTAATCTTGGTATAACCTCAACATACGCAATTAAGTTTTTATCCTTATCGAATATCTTAAAGTTCACGTCATTAGCATCAAGTCTTTTGAATGAACCACCAAAAATATTTACAAATGTTGTTACGGATTTAAGTTCTCTTATTTTATCCTCATCTGTTTTAAAAGTCGTCATCATCAACTGATTTAATAATTCCTTTCAGTTCAGTAATAATACTTCTAATATCATTCTTTACTGCATCAAACTCTCTGTCTACTAATTTCTCGTAGACAACGGTCAACGTCTTATGACAGCTGTCTATACTGAAGAAGATTCTAAACGCTCTGTCGTTCTCCTCTTTAAAGTTTTCTATACTCATTTCATTTTTCTATAGTATTGAACATTCTCATTATTCTTTTTCTTACTTCATCTTCTTTACCAAACTCAGTTCTTTCGTTTACCAACAATACAATATCTTCAAGTCTTTTGTACTTATCGTAAAATGATGACAATCTGTGCACGTTGTTTGATAAGTTATGCAACTGCTTTCTTAGCAAAAGGACTTCGTCTGCGTAATGTGTTCTATTTATTTTATCTAATAAGTCATTACTCTCTTTAAAATATATATCCTTGCATTGGTGGTATTTATACCTCAACTCATTTGGTTGTATAACTAAATTATCTAAAGTCTTTACATAATATATAATTGAGCTGTGGTCTCTCTTCATTGCTTTACCAATAGAGGCATAGGTATAGCCTGCTGAATGAAGCAACTTAGCGCAAATCAATCTACCCTCTACAATTTCTTTATTTCTTTTCTTATCAAAAATTTCTACATTAAATTTATCTCTAATAATTTTTGTTACTATCTCTAAATCTACATTTACATCTAAAATCTTTTCCATTTAATTTAATTTATCCTTTAAACACTTCTACTTTTATCCCGTATGATTCTAATTCTTTTATTCTGTACTCCTGTAGCTTTGACAACTTCCCATCAGGCTTCTTTACTTCGCTGAAGAGTACGTCTGAGTCACGTGGTATTGCTATCAAGTCAGGTATACCATTCTTATTGGTCTTCATTAATTTAATAACGTAGTACCCCTGCTCCTCAAGCTCTTTTATTCTTCTTGTTTGTATCTGTTGCTCTGTCATAAATATGTTTCTCGGTAGCAATATAATCAACTAACACTTTAAGGTTCTCACTTGCAAGTAATGACTTACATTTTTTGATGTCATTAAAGTAAGTAGTGCTGTCCTCTCTTGTGAATGCGTTCCATAAGTCGGTGTGCTCATTGTAATGGAACAAGTAATCTGTCAAACTTGTCATAATAATAATTTTTTAAAATGTGAAACTGTATAATCTTTTTTCTTTGTTACTGCTTTGTAGATGTCATATTCAATACCATCCTTGGCGAAGACCCAATACACGTCATTCTCAAGACGTTCTTTGGTGGTCATTCGGTCTTTACTCTGCCAGTAGCTTGTTGCGCTAAAGTCAATGTTGTAATAAACAAGGCACGATGCTTGCCTTAAAGAAATTCCTTCTCTGCCTGATACAATTTGTAGTGCTATACTTTTGTCTGTGTCTTCAAAGACACTAAGCTCTGTTGTTAGCTCATCACCAAACGCATCCTTAAGCGCATTCAATTCCTCTTTAAACTTATAGAAGATACCAATCTTCTTGCCTTTGAAATGTGAATTGATAAACTCTGCCTTGGTGTTATCTATTACCATAGATTTACCACTCTCAAACTTTACCGTCCCTGAATATAATTGGTGTAGCTTGCTCATTAACTTCACTGCTGTGTCAGCTAATATCAACTCCTCCTTACCCTCTATCACTAAATCTTTTTTAAGTCTTTTAATCAGCTCATACGTAGACTGCTTCAACTCTACTTGTAAAACATTCTCTGTCGTTACAACTTTAAATCCTGCGTCAGCCTGCGTGTAGTTTATGGTGTATGGTCTCATCACATCGAGAATGCTTGGTAAGCCTTCGCTGTAATCATTAATGAACATACTGCCAATTTTTTTCTGCTTTATCTTAACGTGCTTGGCGCAAAACTTATAAAAGTTTACAAACTCGCTGAACGGGTTATTAGGAATACCATACACTTGATGATACATCTGAGAGAATGACTCAGGTGTTGGTGTGCCTGACAATAAAATTACTTTGCTTTTGTATTTTTGAATCACCGACTTCACCAACGAAGCACGATTGCTTGGCTTTGGGAAAGCCCCCATTGAATGCGCTTCGTCGCATACGATTAAATCCCACTTACATTCGTTGGCTACAAGGTGTAGGCTCTCGTAATTAATTACTTTTAAATTGAACGTACCATTCATTAGATTGTAATCACGTTCAATAGAGTCAATTGCTTTCTTCTTTGTGATAAATAAAACATTCTCGGCACCTATAGCCTTTGCTATACCTAAACTTGTTAGCGTCTTACCCGTTCTAACCTCCATAGTAAGATACACGAATCCTTTTGCAGATAGAATCTCTGAGCCCCACTGAATAATGTTCTCTTGGTAATCTCGTAGTTTAAACTTATCTGAACCTGTCATATTATTTTTATAGTAATCACAACTCAAAACAACTCTATCAATTATTTCTTTTGGTGTATAGTATTTTAATGCGTCTTTATTTGGTTTCTTTGTGAGAACAATATTTTTTAGTGACTCACAATATTTCCACATCATCTCATCTGAGTATGATGGTATTCTTTCGAGTATGTCCATTAGATTATTTGTTTGTTACACGTTCCACATCTTACACTTCTGCTATATTTTGTTATTGTTGGTTTCTTACAATCGCATATATTTTTTACAACGGGCTTTGGAATAGTTATCTCCGAAAATTTTTCGTCATATATTTTACGCAACTCAATACACTCCTCATACATCTCCTCTTGTTCAAAGTATGAAATCATAATCAATAGCTTGTCTTCCTCTATATCTTCACTTGGCAAGTGAACCACCATATTCAAACCTGAATACAATAAGTCCTCTATTGAAATCTTACCCGTAACTACATTAAATGAATTTAACATAGCAACGTGAATGTATTGTTCGTCTGTCATCTTATTTTTTTAATTAATAATTTGTTATAACAAAACTCAAATGTTAATCCCCACGCAATTGAAAATATAAATACATCCAACACGCCTAACATCGGCTTGTAAAAAATAATTGCAAATGAAATGAACATTAACATAATAGCCTTAGCCAAATGCCATCCGTCCGTAAGGAACGATAGCATCGTACTTGAGAATAAAAATCTCTCTCCGTTTGCTTTTTCGCCCCACTGCCATTTATTTCTCCACGACATATTCCAATCCCAGAACTGGCGGTTCTTTGGAATACTAAAAATTGAAATGTAGTATCTCGTTGATAGCACATCCATTACCGCGTTGCAAAACGCTGCGAGTATTATAAATATTACGCTCATAACTTTTCTGTTTCTTGTTTAACTTCTATAAAAAATAACTCATTAATAATTTCTAATACCTCTACTAATGCATTCTTAGCACCCGCTTGGTATTGGTTGAAATCTGCGTCTAACTCGTTAGCCTTAGTTTCAACTATCTCTCTTAATAATTCAACTCCTGTTCTCATAGTCTATTTATTATTGGTCCAAAATTATTTTTAATTTTCTCTTGCTTATCTAATTCACTTTTCAAATTTGATGCCATCTCTTCGTACCATCTCGCCTTGCTTAAATCTCTATCGACGGGTTGGTTGGGCTTATGCCCCAATCTCATACGATACTTGAACGCATTCATCTCGCAATAAGAAATGTATTTTTCTTTACCCCAAATGTCTATCATCATCTCGTAGACTTCCTTCCCACCAACCTTGTAGTGGGAAGGGTTTATGTAATCGTAATCGTTACTCATTGTTTAAAATATTTTGATTAACTGAATCTTGTTTCTTTTTAATTATTATCCAACGCCCTTGTTGGTCTCTTCCCTCTTCGGGCATTATGCCTTCTTTAAATATTCCGTAAGCAATTAACCACTTATAGAATCTTGTTCTGCTGATTGTCATCTTTGCCTTTGGTCCGTAGTCAGGATACTCATTGATAAAGTCTTGATACAAGTCTTGCTTGTACAATCTTCTCTCTGACTCAAGATGTCTGTATGTCTCTTGACCATCAATCAATCCACACCACTCGATAAAGTCGTGACACGTTTCTGCTGACAGCTGACGAATCTTTAAGTTTACAAATTTAGATTTAACTAATCCCGTATTTAAAAATCCTTGCAGGCAACCAATCATATAATTATCAAACTCGCACCAATCGTCATCATTCCAATCTCCAAACATTAACTTACCAAACTCATCAAGCGGAGTGTGGGTCTTGTTATAGTGCTGATGCAATTCAATCTCCCACTTCCTTCTTGCGAATGAATTACCTGAACCCTTGATAGCGTAGTTTGTTGTGATAGCTATCTTAGGAGACTTACTGAATGGAATCTTAATCGCATCCTTGTTCTTCTTCTCAAGCGTTAGCCCCTCAGTTACAACTGAGAATAATCTTTCAAAGTCAAAGTATCTCTTCACGTCATCGAAACATAGTATCTGCGTATCTGCTGACACCAACTGATAGGCAAACGACCTCTCGAATGTAAACGACTTCCCATCTATAACGACTAACTTCTTCATACAACTAAGCGCATTCATAAACAATCCCTTCCCTGTACCACCTTCGGGGTTATCACTTATAACCTCGTCATTTAAAATTACTGCGGGGCAGAATGATAAATTCTTGTGAGCGTGCAGTAGGAATCCTATTGTACTCTCCGTTGAACTTGTCCTTGCCTCATCGTTACCACAAATGTTTGATACAAACTTCTTGTAATCGCATCTATCCGTAACATCACAAATATTAAAATTCCTATCAATTACGTGGTCTTTCCAAACGTAACCGCCCAAGTCCAAGTAGTCTATTGGTATAATTTCTCTCTTTGTAATCTTAACCGCACAATTCTTGTAGTAAAGGTACGCAGAGTCTTTCGTATCTTCAATAAAATAAATATCTATTGTTGAAAGCATAGATAAAAACTCTTCCTTAAAGAACCTCGTGTTGTCCGCAAAGTAATTGTAAACGCTGATGTCGTCCAACTCAAATAGGTGCGCAAGCACGAAATCTTTAATCTCTTTCTCTGATGTATGGTCTATCAGGTTATTGGTTACTTTTACAAATACATAATTCTTACCACCTTCAGGGCAATATTTATAGAATCCTGAATCCTCCAAGAACTGCTTGAATAGAATATGAATTATCTTGATGACTCCCTTATCGTTCTTGTTCCAAAAAGTTTGCTTCTCATTCTCCTCCTCAACCTTATTCAGTACAGCCTCTATAATCTCGCTATCCAAATGGGAATCTTGTAACTGATAGCGAATCTCTTTTTTTGAAACACCTCTTCTAAGTTTTGCTTTGATTTGATTTACCTTCTCCTCGTCCTCGTAATACTTCGTACCAAAGTTTGTAGTGTGCACGTATGCCGAATCTATTGTCCTTTGAATCTCTGATATGGTAAAGTCTTGTGTTGCGTATTGGTTTAGTACGTACGATGCAAGACTTTTGTTTACTCCAAAATCATTGAACGCCATTGCAAGTATGAATGCGTTATGGTTTCTTTGTCCCTCAGCCATTGGGTATTTTGATGTCCACCACTTCACAAGTATTTCCACTATCTTGTTCTCGTCCGTGATTGGTATGGTTGGCTTGTCTTTGTACTTACTTACTTCGGTATACTCTGCCTCCTCGATGCTGTCCCAAATTGACGAATTTTCGTTGATGTGCAACAGCGGGTCGTAAGACTCGTAGCATACTCTTGAAATGTTTTTACTTGTCTTGTCAAAGTATGGTGAATTTAAATACTTCTCAAGGGAATTAAAATAGTTTACGTGGTTCTCTGCGTCTGCGGGAATCTTTACTAAAACTTTAAGTCCGTTACCTGATGGAGATATAAATACCGAGAACACATACTTGTTCTTTGATAGGTTCTCCTTATCCTGCAATAGCTCCTTCTGTTTAACGTATCCGTCAAAGTCTAAGCATATGAGTCCACTATGAACAATTAATGCGCTGTCGGCTCTCTTATTGAACTCTCCGCTAAAGCATATCGCGGGCAATTGTTTCTTCAATTCATTTCGCTCAGGTTTTCTTTTCTCTAAACGAATCTTCTTTACTAACTCCTTTGTTGCTCCATTCTTTATTCTTTCAAGGATTATATGCACGTCACGATAGAACGGAGTGTCCGTGTCCCTGATATTTTGGAAGATTGTTATATTATGTGTCATTGTATGTCGATTTTATGATAGATTTTGATTAGATAACTTGCTGATTACTAATACTAATGTCGATAATGTCAATTTTAACTTTCCTTTATAATTAATAAATAATAATAATAATAGAATATATATATATAGAGTATAGAGGAGAATAATTTAGCATTTTCGTCACCGATTAGAGCCAAAAAAAGGGGAGAGAATGCCCCTCCCCTCGCCTTTAATTGGTTTTAGAATGGCAACACCTCCCCGTCCTCTTCAGGAGCAGGAGCGGGTGCTGACTTTACCGATGGTACTTCACCTTTGCCTTTAGGCTCGAATGTGTCCAACTCCAAGTAAGCGTTACCGCTTCTTGCGTACTTGGCGTTCAGGTTAACCCATCCACCCTTTTGATGCTTCTGCATAAATGCAATTGCATCGTCTACCTTGATTGATACTCTTCCGATAACAAAATCGGGTGCATTCTCTTGACGTTTGAAAGAGAATCCGTCTGCAAAAATTTTTTCGTCTTGTGACATTTTACTTTTTTTAAAATTTACCTTAGTCTGTTTTAACCGACCACCAACCTCTAAGGTTAAGCTGATGATTGGGCATTATTTTTTATGACTATCATTATCATCTATAATTCCATTTACTATTTCCATTGTCATAGCATAAAAAAAGTAGGGTATAAATATAGTCATTACTATTACAAACCAAAAAAAGTTAAATAACAATACTGCAACTTTTAATGGTCTACTCCTATTATTTCTAACTAAGCTAAAAGGGAATCCACCAATTTTTTCAATAATAAATCTTGCTGTATCTTTCTTTTTCATATTGGTCTAAGTGTCTTTGAAGACACGCCTATAGCGTGTCCTCGATGTAATGATTTGCAATGTCGTCCGTAGGGTTTGCACCATAATACTTTTGGTATACCTCTACAGCCCTAATTACTTTAGCCTCTCCGCCTCGTACGAACTCCTCAGTCGGTCTAAAGATACCAAGCTGAGCCGTTGCCTTATCGACCACATAGAACACCAATGGCTTTCCAAATAATGTTTGGTATATGTAGCACTGCGAATCGTAATTATAAGACCTCGCAGAATATTTAAACTTCTGAATATCTGCCGTAGTCTTTAGGTCAATAATAGAATCGTTAGTTAAAATATCCGCCTTACCCTTCCACTTCAACCCTGCAATCTCCGTGATTGCGGGAGTCTCAAACAAGTTACCATCTCTATAAATCTCATCATAGAATGTAATGTTACGCTTCATCACGCTCACTAATCTCTCGATGTCCTCCTTCTCTTTTTTAAGCATACACATTTCTAAGTTATTCTCCTCGCAGTAATTCTTGTACTCTTTCGTCGTCCTTGTCGTCACGTCTACAAAGGGAATCACTTGCGCTTTCTCAGGCTCTATTAGCAACTGATGAAAATACCTACCCTCCAATAAATTTTTACTATCAGGTCTCGACTTACCATAACTCTGAGGATTATTAAGCAGAGTACCTATATCCGAATTGGATAGGTACTGCTTGCCTAATACTCCGTAGTAGTTATTGTCATCTCGCAATTGTTCGATGATGTCCATCATTAAGAATTTACTAAATTAGCAATCTCTTTCTTAACTGCGGGACTCATTTTGTATTTTCTACTCAATTGTTTTCCAATTGCCTCAATACCAAGTGATTTATTTGCTTCGATATACGAACAAACTTTAGCCCAACTTGCTGAATCTTTCTTCAACTCTTCCAACTCACTTGTTACTGGCGGAGCCACTGGAGCCGTCGTTAATTCAGGCACGTCCTCGCCTGTCCATAAACTTAAACCCAATCCGTGCATAGCGATAGCCTTAGCCGTCGAGCGCTGAATTGTTTTGTTTACGTCCATCGACGTTAACTTCCCAATTGGAATTGCCTCGTTACGAAAATTCATCACGGGTAAGTAGTCGATGTGCTCGATGTTATCTACTATGATACCAACCTTAACGTAGGCTGTGGTTCCATCAGTGAAATAATTTAAGCCCGTGTGCTCGTGCTCGTAAATCTTACGCTGAGCGTTTGGATAGTGGGTCTTTAATAAAGACCAAGCGTTAGCCCAAGATAAGTAGTCAAGGTTGCCCTTGCGCTCAATCTTGTCCTTGATACTGATTGCTGATAATTTTTTGAACACTTCGTTGGTGCTCAAAACTGCTGTTGTGTTTGTTGCCATTTTGTTTTGGATTAAATTGTGATTGAATTTTGAATGTCTCTTACTAATCTTTTGTAGTCTGCATCTTGTTTCATCTTGTTTTCAAATGAAGATACGCCCCTATATATTGTTGACCAACTTGTCTCATAGCCATTTTGGTTCATATAGTTATTGATTGTTGCCAAAGGCATTGGTCTTACTGAACATAGATAGTATAACAAATGTCTTGCATCTACATACTCCTGAACTTTTGATTTTTTAAATAGGTGTTTTCTCTCTATACGAAATGTCTGAACTACCTTCTCCACACACTCATTAAATATATCTTTTTTCATTTTATTGTAATTAAATTTGATTGGTCACAAATATACATATTATATGCATTACTCGTGCAATTATTTTGAAATAAATTTTCTTGCGACTCTGTGCCACAACTCTTCTTCTACTAAATCGAGCGACTTATCTTTGATGATGCTGTTCATCTCGTCTGATTGGTCTGCGTCGTTAATCTCAAGCAAGAACTCTCCCGTCTTTAAGATTTGAATGTAGAATCCACCAACGTATCTTACCACGTCCATACAATCAGGTCTGAGTCTTGCCTTTGGATTGTAGCGTATAAACAACTCTCTTGGTGTTATTCTGCCCGTGTTAATAAACAACTCTAAACTCATCTCTCCATCTTGCATCTTCTGCAATGTTTGGATGTACAATTTATCGGGTTTGTCTTTTAATTTTTCCTTTAGGATTTCTTCTGCTATTAAGCTCATTTTATTTTTATTAAATTGTTAAACAATATTTTATTATCCAAAAACTACCTCGCCCATTACAATGTATTGGAATATTACATCTGAACTTGTGGCATCTCCATTTTCGTTTATTTCGTTTAGGATTGCCCAACTATTATCGTCGGTAGCACACTGCTGTATTCTTTCATTCATCGTAGTCATACTGATGGTTCCAATAACTTTTTCAGACTCCTCAAGGTCGTGTATCTCAATGTCAACGTCGTGGTCGTACACTGCTGAGAATAAAGCCTCACTGATTGGTATGGTTCTATCGGGCACAACTTCCCTGATTTTTTTGATGGCTTGCTCCTGAATTAGATACCAATAATTACTTCCGCCCTCTAATGCGGTTACAAAGATGTCTTCCAAGACTTCCCTCGTCAACTCAATGTTAATAGATACTTTCATATGTTTTGGTTTAAATGTCAAAATATATTTCTCCCTCGCTCTCATTACGCACCTTATCGTATAGAACTTTCTCCAATGCTTCTGCATAGGACTCATAATCTTTTCCGTTGTAGGTGTGCGCCTTGTCTACGCTTGTAATATGTGATTTTATTTCCGAATCATCAAGAAAAAAATCGTGCAACTGCCCACCCTTGTATTCTGCATAGCCCACATAGTTTTGCATCTCGTCCTCATAGAAACACTTGAACCTCACGTCATACTGCTGAGCGATTAACCCCATCTGGAACAAGTCTGGATTGTACTTCGTTAGGAATCTTACTTCTCCCTCGTTCTCCTCGCTCACCTCGATACTAAACAACGCACTCGTGAACTCACTATCAATTATCCACTGCCCTTTGTTCTCTTTCTGCTCTCTTTCAGAGGCGTCCTTGAACGCCTCCATTACTTCGCCTACTCTACTTCCTTCGAATACGACGTATTGTGCTGTAAAATTTGCCATTAGTTTGTTATTGTTTTAGTTATTAAACTCTCGATAATTTCAAACTTCCCATCTTGAAAGTAAATGTCAACGGGAAAGTCAATGTCGGGTAGGCATAGCGTCTGCTCACCGAATAGGTTCATATTTACTGCACCAAAATCCTCGATAAAATACTGCTCGATTTCGCTCCAATGAATGAGCATCTCAATGTCCACCTCGTTGATTTTCATCTGAATAGAATACACCAATATAGATTTGTTGTTGACCTCAAAAATTTCGAGGTCGATTGTTGGGAATTGATTTTCTTGTACCCAATCCTTTAGCTCCGATAGCTTTAGCTTTTTCATACTATCATATCTCCTTCCGCCATTACGTCTTCAATGTAGTCTCCATTAGAGTCGCTAATCGTTATGTCTTCAACGTACTCCCCATCAGAGAACTCTTTTTTCATACCTGATACGTACTCTTTCGCTAACTGAATAGCTACTTCCTCAGTATTGCAACTTACTGAAAACTCTTCTCTTTCATATCGTACGTACTTTACGTCGATATTAAACTTAAATTCTTTTGTCATTTGTTTTTGTTTTAGTTTTTTAAATCCCGTTTCATCCTTTAGGAATCATCAGTCGAGACAACTCATCTCGATACGGGAGAGTGTCCTTAAAGACACTCCCGCTTTTTATGGTCTAAACCTGACGATTTCAGTCTCCGTGAACCAACTACCACAACCCCCGCAATGATAGTTTGCGAACCCATCGAACTTCAAATCGTTATAACATTCTACACACATTGGTGTCTCTTCATCTATATTGTACTCTTGTTGCTCCTCGTCTTGCATTATACTCTGCCTCTCGTCCCACTGCAACTCGTATGGCTTATGGAATTTAGAACTCCAATAATTATTCTCAATCTTTTTTAATGGTGCGGGCTCCCGCTTGAATGTCTTGTGCATCTTCTGCCCGTTAACTTTCTCTTCTATATTAAAGTATACCCAACACATCAACTCGTTACCTTTAGCGGTCTTGATAGGCACCAACTTTCTTTGGTACCAATGTGGGTGTCCCTCCAACGCATCTAATCGGGCAAGCGTAGCATCAGTAACTTTGAACACGTCCACCTCTACATTATGTCCCACTCCAATGTCATCTATCAGGTAAGGCAATCCCTTGATTATTAGTGGGTACTTGTCTTTGGTCTCACCCTTACCGACTAACTTTGAGTCGGTAAGGTATGAATAGTAATTACTCTCGCCTTTCTTGAGCGTGCCGTACACAGCCACTAAATTATCCTGCAACACGTTATCTTTGCTGTACCATATGCCGTCTTTCTTGTGCCACATATCTTTGTTGTACATCTGAAACGTGCGGTTACGTGTGTTGATAGTTACGAATCTGCTATCGTACTGCTCCAATACTTCCCTCCACGTGTGACGTGGCTTGGAGCCAATCTGCTCGGCAAGAACTTTTGAGTCACACTTCTTGGTGTCACCCAACCCACGAATCGTCCCGTTCATCATTAGCCACTCTGCTTTGTTTTTACCACACTTAAATGGGTGTGTGTTATCTAAACCTACTGCACCAATTGTAGCGTATCTGAAATGCGCAATGAATGGTCTGTCGGTGTCGAGAATCTTGTACTCTTTAGAGGTATGGTGCGATACCTCGTAGGTATCCAACCATATCACTCCCAATCCGTGAGGATTAATTTTTGATGACGTTTTAGCCACATCAATTGGCATCTTGTTTTTGTTTTGCTTTACGATAATTACGCACATAGTTTGTTTGGTTTATGAGCACCACCTAACAAGGCGGAGAACTCGGTTTGTTAATAAAACACTAAGATAGCACATATATTGCACATATCCAAATTTAATTTAATTTAATCTTTATAGCTTGGTTTGATAGCGAAGCACTCAATCATCTCATCGTGGTACGCGTCAATATTGTTGACCTCCGTAAACTCGTTAGCTTGTTGTTTGGTATCGAACTGCGCCACTACTAAGTTTGTTTTCTTGTAGAATATTTTGGCGTAATTCGTCGGCACCTCGACCACGCTCCATACAATTTTCTTATTCATCACACGTCTCCTTTACTATTTCAAACACTCTCACTCCGTTAACTTCCCTGAACTCAATCGGGTACATTCTGATAAGTATATCTAACTTATCTTTGAAAGAACTCCTACGATACTTCGGTAGGTAAATCAATCTATCAATCACCTCTTGCAACAACTCTTGTCGCTCTTGGTACACGTCTACTTTTTGCTCCATTTTTTTATTTGTTTAAATTGTTTTAGTTTAAATCTGCATCAAAATTACAACTACCCTCTGCTATCACGCAATCTCTAATTTGAATACCCAACTCTAAGTCAGCGTAGTCAGATAGCATCTCATCAGTTATACCCATAGCCTGAAATTCCTCCATAGTATAGCCGTTATTGTTTTTAAAATAGTCACTAATTCTCTTGAGGTTTTCTCCCAGTGACTCCTGAATTTTTGCAATCTCTTTTTTAATACCATCTAAATCGTCCTCATCAAATTTATACTCGATGTATTGTGGTTCATTTGCCTGACCACCAAATCTACTTGCGCAATCACTTGTTTGCAACCCGAACCAAAACTTGCCCTCGATGTCGCCTCTATAATATCTACCCATTTTTTTATTTGTTTAAATTGTTTAATTAATTATTTTTTAGGACAAGGATTAATTGCATAGAACACACCGAGACTTCCTCCGTAGCATTGTAATACATATTTACTATTCCCGCTTTTTAAATGTGCCTCTATTTCTGCTCGAAACTCATCACCTTCATTCCTGAATAAACCATAAATTGTTGTATGTCTTGTAACACACTGACCATATTGGTCTTTATCAGATTTTGCTATTGCTTGTCTGATTAATAAATCTAAATCTCTCATAATACTTTAATTTTAATCATATCCAAAATAAAATTGTCAATGTTCTGCTGTCCCCAACTGCGAGCGCTCTCGAACGAACCAAAGTCTTTACGTGCTACCTTGTAGCCGTTGTCTTTGTTTAGGTACTCGATGTAAATCTCCATCTTACTTGTTGTTTAAATTGTTATCTAATCTATTACACCCGTACGCTACTGCGCCTAAGGATAAAAACATTGTACACATCAGCACCACCCACTCAAATGGATTGAGGCTGTTTAAAATACTCATCAGGTAGACTATCACACCCGAATAAATCACGCCACCTAAGGCTAATAAAATTGTTCTTTTTTTCATCTTACTTTCTTTCTAATTGATAAATTGCCGTCTCAAATTCTTTGGTCATTTCCTCGACGTCGTAAACCTTTTCGTTGTCGTCGTCCTCGTAATAATAAATAGGAATAGTTATACTCCCTGAGGAATATACATTTAAAGGTATAAGCTCGAACTCATCTTCTGTCTCAGGCTCGGCATCTCTACTCTCGTTATGTTCATCCAACCAACTTAAAAATTGATTACGATTTTCAACTATAACTTCTAAATTTTGATTGTCCCCATTTCCGTGGGCATCGTTGTACTTTACAACATACATTTTTTTGTTCATCTTATTTGTTATTGGTTTAATTAAGCAATATTGCTCGCGCTATGCAAGAGACTCGAACTCTTGTTTATACCATACATAGCCGTGTCTTTAAAGACACTCACTCATAATCAGGAAAGAAATCCTCCCAACCATCAGCCACCTCCCTTGTATTTATTCTACGCATTGGTGCCTCATCAGGAGCTACATCAATATAAAAATCCACATCAGGAAAGAAACTCTTTCGCCTATTCATCTCCTTTACCGCCTCATCGTACGATAAATCGCTTACCTCTACTTGCGGGTATCCCTCTGAGGTTATTCCGCACACTCTGAACTTGTCCATATGCTTTAATACTTGTCCGTTAAACACTCTCTACGCTCTACCTTAGCCCCCTCAATCGTTAGCGCCATCTTTACCGCATCTGAACACTTTTTGAACGTGTACATCTGAACGTACTTACCTAAGCAAAAGCAGTCCACTGCCCACAACTTAGCCATCTTTAGTTTTTTCATAGTCTTATTGGTTTAAAGGTTTTAAAATAAACATCTCCGTTTCAGTGCTTCCCCACTCATCACCTAACCACAAATCTTCGTTTTTGCACAATATTAAATTGCCGTTCCAATCTGAAACCCATTGGTTCCCGTCGGCGCTTTCCCAAACGTCAATACCCTGAAAAGTAATTGCGTTTATTAAATTTTCGTCAGTAATTTTTTCCTTTGTAAATTTTGTTAAGTCCATCTTGTTTATTGGTTTAAAGGTTTGCCGTTTCGTCCTTTAGGACTCATCAGGTGGGACACTCATCCCACGACGTCAGGAGCGCCTGAGCGCCCCCGATACCGACTACCTAAGGTAGACCGATATTTCCTCACTAATTACCCCCGTATTTATGAAATTCTGGAAATCTTTTGCTAATTGAAAAATTTTGTCGGTTTTCTCCGTTTCTCCGTTATACATTGATAGGATAATAGGGCGTATTTTCGCAAAGAATGCTTTTTGCGTCCCTTGCACGTTCACCGCAAAGTTTACCAATTCATACATCAATTCGTACCTACGCATCATTTGTTTAACCGACTCAAATCGGCTCGGCAATCTAAATTCTAATAAATTACCCTTAACCAATGCAGTTTGGTATTTATAGTGCCACCCGTTATAATCATACGTGCCACGTCCCGCGGGCGCGCTATTATACATCCCATCTAATCCGCTTGCTTGCATTCGACGATTGGCACCGCAGTACACGTTTTTTAGTCTATTTCGAAACATTGCCAATACGATACCCGAATATTCGCGCACCTCCGCGTTTAATTGCGCGCCCGTTAACCCGTCCACCGCTAAGGTAATGTGACCACCGCAACTGCTATTCGAGGGACTATAGCGGTCATCTATAATTTTCTCCGCTTTATGCATCATATCGTAAATTTTTGTACGCCATTTGCTTTCAGGTATCAAAGGCAGTATATGTGTCACCGCCTCATACCCACACGACCCGTCGCGCTCGAACCCGCAAAACAATTCATATTCACGCACCGCGCCTCTATGCAAATTATTTTTTTCCACCTCCATACCTATCGTAAATTTAGACTCGTAAACCGCGCCATCAATTTTTATAGCTTGTCGCACGCCCGCAGTTTTTAAACCTGATATATCCACTCTATAAGGCGTCTTATTTAATTTTAGCGCCTCAGGTTTACGATGGTAGCCCGTAACCTGTCCGCGCTCAATTGAGCCCGTTAATGTGTACTCGATACCAATTTGTTTTTTTGTAGTTTTCATATTTTTTGGGGGTTTTATGTGTCTTTAAAGACACTGATTAATTTTGGTTTTCTGCTAATTTGTTCATTAATACTTGCAAGGCGCTATAAATTTCGTCGTTGCTATTAGTGGTCTTTATTACGCCGTTTGCGTCTATACGTACCGATACGTTTTTGTCGTTTTCAGGTTTGAACGTGAACGTCAATATAGTAGGTACGCGCACCTCAACGTCGGCTCCTTCGCCTTCGCCTTCGCCTTCATTTTCTCCACCTACATTGATATTTTCGTCCACCGCCTTTGCGAATTTCAATAAACCCTCTAATGTTCTATTCGGCTCGTCTCCGCTCGCCTCGATGTCATCACATTTTAAATTAAAACTTTCTATCACCTCAGGCGCTAATTTGCCCGCCTTAACTACTTTATAGAAATAGCTTTTACCCCACCCGAAAACCTTATTTGCAAAATCCTCCGCCGTCCACGTTATGCCCTCATTGCTCATTAGCGCCTTGCCCGCGTCACTGCTATACCATTCGAACGCCTTTAATACCACCGCGCTCAATGTTAACGTGGTAGCGAATTTCTTTTTTTGCCCGTTACTTAGTGTAGCGTTTAATCTTTTAATTTCTAATAGGTTTAAACCTTGTTTTACCTCAGGCATACTTAAGAATGCCGACTCAATGTTAAGTAAATTTGTCATTTGTTTGATTGTTAGTTAGTTACGTTTTTTTTATCCCTTTGCCGTATGCATTAGGTATGCAATTATACTGCAATACTATTTAATATCAAAATATATTTTACTTTTTTTTACAATTATTTTTAATCGTCAATGTTTATAAGGCTTTCAGGCGCAAAGTTTTTTTTCAGGTTTACAATGTTTTCGGGCGGACGGACGTAACCGCCTTTGTCGAGGTGCCTTTTTAAATTTGCTTTGTGTCTTCAAAGACACGCGGGCAAAGGCTTTCAGCGATTTTCTTTGCATTTATTTATTTTTTCTTTTTTGCGTCCTGTATTCAATTTGTATTTTTTCGGTGCGGTGCGGTGCGGTGCGCGGACGTGTCGCGAATTGGTGCACCCACATTGCGCGGTGCCTTTGTTGCTTATCTTATTGCGCGCGGGCATTCATTCAGGTGCTAAGGTACCCACACAAAAACGCCAAAAAATCGGAGGCGCGCGGAGGAATTGCACCCCCCCCTGCCGAAAAAAAAGTCGTTTCCGTCGCGGGGGTCGGCTCGCAGAACCGCTATACAGCCCAAACACTACTATCATCTGATATTTTTTTATATCTTTGTATTATTAAACCTTATTATATATCATATGGATAATTTTAAAAACAGTGCGAACCTAAGTGGTTTGACAGTAAAGAACGGTAGATTAATTAATGACAGACCTAATATGGGTATTGCCGGAGTAACTGCTGCTTGTATTGCAAGAAAAGAATTAAAGAAGGCTAATAAGATTGAGATGATGGCTGAGGCGGTTGCTATGGGCAACAGAAGGTCTGAAATGTCTGAGGGTCCTGAGTACGTAAAATTCATTAAGTAATGATGGGTGCTAAGGATAAAGGCAATAGTGCCTTTGGTGTAAAGAAATATTTTCAAGGGGACAAGGGTAAGTCTATATTAGCTGTTAAGGCTGCTAAGGCTAAGAACATAACCCAATTGAAGAAACAAGAATTGATGAAATAGTATTTGTTTGTTATAGTTATATGTTTTGGTTTAGGGGAGTCTTTAGTTAGGCTCCTCTTTTTTTTATCAAAGTAATAACAAAGTAATTACAATGTTAGATTATCGACATTAAGATGTTAGATTTTACGACGATTTTTAATAGTTAACTAATTGATTATTAATAGAATGTCGAAAATGTCAATTTTAAAGTTAGTTTCTAATAGAAAATAAATATATAAAAGGAGGAAATATATATATATATATAGGGAGATTAAAAAACGACATAACGACATAAATATGAAAAACACGCTTGGATGGGCTTTAGCAATAGTTTTTGCTATCGCATTACTTAGAAATGGTTGTCACGATGGTGCCAATAATCTAACATTAGACACTATAAAAATCGACACGCAGTACGTTGAGTTGCCTGCGCAGACCAAATACATCACTAAGTTGGTCCCAAAGACCATAATTAAAAATGATACCATTATTAATAATATAACCGACACATCATACGTGATAGGTGACTATTACGCTACAAAGACCTACGAAGATAGTATAGAGTTTACGGGAGCTAAATTATTTTTAACGGAGCGCATTTCTGAGAACGCTATTCAATCAAGATTGGCTTCGCTAAAAATGACGCAGGCTCAAATTACTAAGACCAATTATATGATTCACCGCAAGCAGGCATCTATTGGTGTAGGTGGTTCGGTGCTATTTGGTAAAAAAGGAGTGAGTCTATCTGTCGACGGAGTATTTACCCCGGCTTATCAGCCGCACTTTTACTTTGTTGGGTATGATTTAGTGACGGGACAAATGAGAGTAGGAGCAGCCTTTAAATTTAATTTGAAGGGCTCTGAGAAGTTTGAGCCTGCTCTTTAACCCAATCTGTTAGATATGGAGTATCGGGTCTCACAGAGGCTAATATTAGCTCAGACCAAAAAGATATACCATAAGCCATATTCTCATCTAATTCGTCTGCAATGTTTACATTGTGATACTTTAGAACGTACTGCACAAGGTGCGTGACCTCGTGAATGATGTCGCTAATGGTCGCCTCTTGTTTAAGAATAATATAACAAGTATTTAATTTGCCTTCTACGAAGGATGCCACCCAACCGCTGTAGTCTACCGACTCGTCGTAGTCTGAGTCGTATTGTAAAATTGACGAGGCGATGTCATTGGTAACGACTACATTAACTTTCGTACCATATGGTATATAGCGGTAAGTGGCAATGATATTATTCATATCCAAAAATAAGTAAAATATTTTTTCTGTATTAGCGATATTTGTTATATTTGCAAACACATAACATTAAATCAAATTAAATGCAAACAGAAAATTTAGGGTACTCTCCTAAGAACTTACAGTTCGACGAGCAGGGTAGGGAAAAATTAGCTAATGGTGTTAAGTTGATGGCGAAGGCTGTCAAGAGCACATTAGGTCCAAGTGGAAACACGGTGTTAATTGAATCACCAAATCACACACACGGTATTACGGTAACAAAGGACGGGGTAACAGTAGCAAAGTCTATTGACTTGTTAGACCCTGTAGAAAACCTTGCGGTTAAGATTATGAAAGAGGCGGCAGACAGAACTGCTACAAGTGCCGGTGACGGTACGACTACTGCAATTGTCTTAACTGAGGCTTTGGTATTAGGGGGGCTTGATTCAATTAAAGAAGGGCACAACAGAACGGAGGTGCTAAGAGCGCTATCGGACATAACCACTAAGGTGGTGGACAAGTTGGTCAAGAAAAGTAAGAAGGTAAGTAACGCAATGTTGTCCGATGTGGCAACTATATCGGCAAACAATGACAAGGAGATAGGTAAGATTATCTCTGAGGTATATAAAGAGGTGGGTAAGAATGGTATCGTGACCGTCGAAAGGTCGCAGACTGCGGACACCTACGCAGAAACCACTAAAGGATTAAAGATTGAGAGAGGTTACTCGTCTCAGCTGTTTATCAATAACCAAAAGAAGGACGAGTGTATATTCGAGGACGTGATGGTAATGGTAGCAGATGTGGATATTAGTAACATCTTGCAGATTGAGAACGTATTAAAACCAATTATATCTGAGGGTAAAAAATTACTAATCATTGCACCGTGCTCTACCAATGTGGTTAACACTATTGCCGCTAACGTAATGAAGAACAACTTAAAGATATGCACAATTCAACCACCGAACTTTGGGTACAAGCAGCACGAGCTGATGCAAGATATTGCTATTAGCGTCGGAGCCACGTACTTCAGCGAGAAAACCGGAGATGATTTGTCTCATATCAGTTACGCTGATTTAGGTCACGCAAGTAGAGTAATTGTTGGTAGAGACAGCACGGTACTTGTTAAGTCAACTGCAAAGGCGGACGAGACATTAATTGGGGAGAGAGTTGCACAGTTGTGGGACGCTCACGCAATGGCAAAGAGAAAGACGGACAAGGACTTTATCTTAGAGAGAATCGCATCACTCACGGGTGGTGTTGGTGTAATCTACGTTGGTGGTAACACTGACTTGGAGCAGAAGGAATTATTTGATAGAGTAGACGACGCGGTATGCGCGGTACGTTCAGCCTTGGAGGAAGGGATATTGTCGGGTGCAGGTAAGGCGTTGTACGAGATTAACTGCTCAGAGTTTGTAGAAAAAGACGCATCTGACGAATATAAGATTGCGAGTTTAATTATTCAGCTTGCAATTGAGTCACCACTAAAGCAAATATTAACTAATGCAGGATTAAGTTCTGAAGATATTTATAGCGGTGAGAAAAAAGAGGGTTGGGGTTATAACCTGAAAGATGGTAAGATGGGGGATTTAATTGCGATGGGTGTTATTGACCCATTAAAGGTAACGAGAAGTGCACTACAGAATGCAGTCTCAGTTGCAATAACTATACTAAGTACGAATGCTATCATTACGATGTCAAGGACGTATGAAGCAGGTTCTTAATAAAATTATACATACCTATCCCAACGAAGAGTTTGTCAAGGCTGATGGTTTTGACAATGCGGTTATTGGCATAGAGGAGGAGGAAATGCGATTAGTTTATTCTGTAGATAAATGCATTGAGATTTTGATGAGTCAGGGGATAGAGTATGATAAAGCCTTAAATTTTTTTGATTGTAATGTACGTGGAACTTGGATGGGGGCTAAAACCCCCATTTGGGTTAAGCTGTTATAGAAAACATCTATAGGTGGAATTGATAAGATTTAACACCTGCAATATTTACAAAGGATGTAATGTCTTGTTTTTTAACGAATTAACTGGACAAAGTGAATGAAACTTTACTAAAAAATTATGCAAACATTTAACAAGCACCAAAAAAACATTTAACATTTGTATGTGTATAATATGACAAACAAAATAAAATAGTAAGCCTTTAGATTGACAAAAAACTTTAACAAAACCTTTCGGTAATAGGTAAACCGAGTATAAAACTATGACACCAATACAAGCACTTTTAAGGTTATTAAAACCTAAAGAACAAGTAAAAATAGAAAATCCAGAATTTAAAAATGTTGAATGGGCATTTCAGTTTAATGAAGATGAGCCAGTTTTATTAGCAACCCCAAAAAAAGGGACAAAAACATTAAGTATTCATATTAGCAATAAAAAAAGTTCTAATATTATTTTTAAGGATGCCAAAGGAAATGAATTTAAAATATTTGCAAGGGAGCAAATAGAGAATTATTCAATTGGCCAAAAAACTATTTAAAAAATTATATAACTTAAACGACAAACAAAAGGGAAATGAAAACATTTAACACTAAAAGTAAAACAAGTCTAATGACAAGTCCATTATTAATATCAGAACAAAATGTTGTTTTTTTAAAAAATAATGGGACAAAAGAGCTTTTAAAACTTTGTGAAAACGGAGACATTTTTGTAAATGGCAAACTTGTAGAAAATGACAAAGAAGTTGTTGATGGTTTGCGAGAATTTTTAAAAGGGCAACAAACATTTAACAAAATGGAAAAACAAACGGCATTAGACTTTTTATTAACAGAATTAGATATAGATAAATTAATAAGTAGGGAAAATTTAACAATTGCAGCAGAGGTTGTAAGACAAGCCAAAGAAATGGAGAAGGAACAAATCATCAATTCCTATAATCAATCGTGGCATTTTAGAGATAAGCCATACGAAACAGCAGAACAATACTACAAAGAAACATTTGGAGGTAAGCTATAATATGACAAACAAAAGAAAAATGTAAGCCTTTAGATTGACTCTAATAATGGAAAATAATATCTAATTTTAGCCTTATGGTGGAAAAAATAGGCGCAATGCAAGAAAAATAGGCGCAATGGTGGAATAAATAGTCAGGTGGCGGAATGGTAGACGAGGGCTTCCCGCAAGAACAGCTCGCCCAAAGAGGTTACAGGTTCGATTCCTGTCCTGACTACAAATAAAGCTCAAAAGTTAGCCGTATGGATACGCATTTATACGAATAATGAGCTTTAAAAGGGATAAATAATGCAATTAAAGTTGTTTTATGACAAGTTAAGTGTCACAATATTTAAAATAATAGTGACAAGTTCCCAAAATGGGAACTAATGTTTCCAAATATAGAAACTATCATAATAAAAAATATGAAGGAGTCTGAATTATTTGAATTGTTAAAGAACAAATATGTTCAGGACTTAACCAAGTCCGAGAATACCTATTCCCATTTTGACTGCTACTCCAAAATATTTAAAATGTTCGTAGAATTAAAATGCAGAGGCGCGCACTACGATAAGTTAATGATTGAGAAGTATAAGTACGACAGACTAATAGAGTTAGCCGCACAAAAGAACTATACGCCATACTACATCAACTCAACTCCTAATGGAGTGTATGCATTTAAATTGGTTATGGAGCCTGAATGGAGCGAGAAAGATTTACCAAAGACTACCGAATTTGAGAATAATAATTTAATTAAGAAGATTGTTGGGTATTTAGATATTAAGATTGCTAAAAAAATATTTTAGTACCTTTGCTTTATGAAAAACATTATTACTTGGTTATCAGAAGTGCTCAAAGATGAGTCAGGAAATCCATCGTCAAAGAGAGTTGTAGGTGTCATATGTGCACTAACGCTTTGCGTTACTATGTACTCTAACTCATTTACAGAGGCGCACTTTGCACCGTCGAGAGAATTAGTTGATGCGGTAGCATTATTGGCATTTGGGTGTTTAGGTTTATCCTCGGTAGATAAAATTTGGGGTAAGAAAAAAGAAGGAGAAGAATAATGGCTATTAAAAAAACTGAGGTAAAGGTTCCTTCGGCAATGCCAATATCATTTGAACAGTTTAGTAAGGACCCCGTTAAAGGGTTATTATTTATTGTATTGGTTGCAATTGGGTATTTATATGTGGACGGTAAGATGAATTACACCAAGCAGATAGATAAATGTAATGAGGAGGTGATTGTTCTAAACCAAAAAATAGACAAGTTAACCGAGCATATTAGAAAGAGTGACTCTACTTTAGGATATATGATTTCTAAAGTTGAAATGTTACAGATATTAAAATGAGAATAACAATTATACTTATACTTTTGATGACTGTTGTGCTTGCGCAGCCGCCAAAGATGATAGCCCCTAAAGAGCAGGAGTTAGAAATTCTTATGCAAAAATCGCAGCAAAGGTTAAAGAAGATTGACGTTCTTGCCAAGCAGATAGATAAAATATCTTCGAGCAAGGTATCAGGAATGAAACAAAGTATTGAGGAATTAAAAAATGAACTACAAGAAACTAAGGCTATTGTTGAGTATAACTCTGTTGATAAGTCTACCCCTTTTAACCTTGAGCCAATCGTATCCGACTCAACGAATTGAGGGAAAAGATACGGTAGTGGTAATGACCAAGAAGCAGGCTGAGAATATTAATATGGTCTTTAAAAATACAAAGACGCAGATTGATAAACTTAAAATAGAGATTGACTCCATTACTAAAATTAAGCCTACCTTGGTTAGAGATACGGTGTACAAGCGTGGCTCTATTCTAATTCCAAATGGTAATTACTTACTATACAATTTTAATGAGCGTGAGAATAAGTACGAGTTAGACCCTAACTCTGTGGTTACAGCAAAGGCTGTAGACGATTCAGCTACCAAAAGAGATGTAATTGTTACGACAATAGGATTTATATCAGTAATAGTTTTGTTTGTTATATTCATATAATGGCTACCAACAAAACCGAATATATGCGTGCGTGGAAGGAGAAGAACAAGCACCGCTTTGTTGGTTATGAAAAGAAGCGATATGAAAAAAGAAAGTACGATAAGTATGGTATAACACAAGAAATAGTTGACCAAATATTAAAAGAACAAGATAACAAGTGTTATATTTGCAGCACTGAATTTACAGAGTCAGTTAAGTTAAATATAGACCACTGCCACACAACAATGAAAGTGAGAGGACTACTCTGCATTAATTGTAATTTAGGGGTTGGTCACTTTAAAGATAATATTGAATTATTACAAAGTGCAATAGAATATATAATCAAATCAAAATTATGAAAGCAATCGGCAAGAATATCATCATTACAATCGTAGATGAAGAGGTTACTACCTCGTCAGGGATATTATTATCAGGCGAAGACGCCAATCAACTAAGATAT